CCGTTTTTAATGGTAGGGACCGTATTTGCTCTTATGAAGAAGCTGCTGTTTGCAAACAATGGAAATTAGATGACCTTAATGTTATAGACTCTCAAGTGGCTATGATGAAGGCTGATGGATTTCCCAAAGATGCTGGACATTGTGCATGCACAGTGATAATAAGAGATAACCATAAAGACCTAATTGACTTTGAGGAGTTATGGGATTATCAAGTAATGATGTATAGTAAAAGAGACCAAATAAGTTTTAACTACTGCTTATGGAAGACAAGTTTAAAACAAAGTTTTATTCCAGGAAGCATTTATGATAATAACTTTTGTAGGTGGAAAAAATAAATGACACTTAATGAAACAATAGTTGATGAAGAATTTATAGAAAGAATGAATGAATACCGAATACCCCCAAAGGGTGTTGGTATCATGCAGGCTTGCAGTGATAACATTGTTTTGTTCGCTGAGAAAATGCTTGGCATAAGATTATATGCTTGGCAAGTCTATTTCCTAGTGAAAATAATAAAAGGTGATAAACGTGAACATGTTGCCCTTACAAGCAGGCAAATTGGTAAAAGTACTGCAGTTGCTATCTTTTGCTTATGGAGTGCTATATTTAATAAGTATCCTGGTGGAATACATAATAATACCATACCTGGGATAATAAGTGCTTCTGACGTACAAGCAAAAAAGTTATTATATGAAATGAAGAAGTTTATGAGAAGCGGAGATGCTTACATGAACGATAATTATAAAGATGAAGAAGGTAAACCAAGATTTGGTGAGGAGTTCTTCACAAACCTGTTGGATGATAGTGAACCTAATAACACTACCACAATTACTTTTCAAAAACATAAAGAGAGCTTTGGACCTTACGTATTATCAGGTAGTAAGATTGGAAGTGTTATTAAGTCTTACCCTCCTACCAGTGCTGTACTTGGGGAAACTTTCACTATTGTTATTGAAGACGAAGCTGGGAAGACTGACAAACTTTCTGACCAGTTTCATTACGATTACGCTTATCCTACAGGTAACAGTACTGATGCAATAAGAATTTATACTAGTACTCCTTGGCAGCCTTCTGGTTTCTTTTATCGTATGGCAGACCCATTCGGTGAGTATGAAGAAAGTGATTGTGAAAGAGTTTTATTTACTATTGATGCTATAAAGCTTGAGAACCTTAAGTACTATGAGACTGTGATGAAAATTGTTAATAGAATGAATCTTGATGGTAAAACATCAGAGGTACAAAGAGCTTATTATTGTTTATTCGTTAAAGGTGAGAAGTCTTATTTTAATCCTGATAAAGTATTTGATGTTGAAGATAAAGAGTTGTTCATGCATGAAGATTATAGTATGCCTTGTGACCTTGGAGTAGACTTTGGAGGTCAAACAACTAGTAGAACAGTGTTCACTATTAGTGCCATGGAAGAAGACGGTACTGTTAATAGACTTTATCATAAGACTTATGAAGTTGGTAAAGATGATGATATTATTGGTGATATTAAAGAGCTTAAAAAGAATTTTAATATTCAAAGGGTTATTCCTGATGAGTGTCCTCAAGGAGATTATCTTATTCGTAAGATGGAAGAGGAAGGTTGGGATGTTCAGCCAATGAACTTTAGAAGTGATAAGACTAAGAAGTATGGAGCTTTCAGAAGTAAACTTAATAAAGGTAAGATTAAGACTTATAAGGATGATGATTTAAAGACTGAAATGCTTGCAATGGAGTTCAGTCAAGGTGCAAGACAATCTTTGATTATGCATGCTCCAGGATATAGTGATGACCTTATTGATAGTTTTGTTATGTCTGCTTATTTCTTTCTTGAGGATGATAACACTTTTAATTTTCATAGTTGGGATGATATAGAATGATATTTATGATAAGAAGAAAACCTAAGAAGATAAGTCATGCTGAAAGGTTTGGAATGTTTAGACCAGAGTATGGCATTCCAGAGTTTGAAGAAGCTCTTAGTGGAGACTCTGATGAATGATTACATGAAGTATTATGCTTATAGAGAGAAGGGATGGATAATGAAAAAAGAAAAAGTAGAAGTAGACCCTAGTCCAATTGAAGACATGTATGGTTATTTTGAACAAGAAGCAACCAATGTAGTGGCTATCAATGTTTATGGTATATGGGAAGATGTTAATAATGATAAAAGAATTAAGTATAAAGAGGATGGTTTTATAAGATGGTTTTGTAAGACTGTAGCTCATGAGTATATTCATCAACAAATTAAGGATGTTATGGAAGACTTGTTTGAAGATGGTGAAGAGTGGGTTAATACAAAAATGATAGGAAGGATTTGGTAGAAGATGACACAGTGGTTAAAAGACTTATACCCAGGAATAACCCTGGAAGAAGAGAAAGAATGCTATCAAGAGATGCTTAAAAGAGTTATTAATAATCCTAGGTATTACCTTGATTTACTGGATGAAAGCATAGGATTATGGGAATTTAAGGTGTCATTCCTTAGTTATAGTGTTAAAAAACAAAACCTTTATAAATGAATCGTAACCCTCATATAGTAGTAGGGTAATTGCTATAATAGTGCTGTCGTGATTGGAAAAGGGCACCAACGTAAGACCCATTTCCTAACGAAGCAATAACAAAAAAAAACATATTTCTTAATTTAACAAAACTAAAATGGTTGAAAAAACAATAGTAGCAAATGATAACAGTAAAGGCTTAATACCTGACTTTTACAGTGGTAACCCACAGTTCTTTGGAGATACTCCCAGACTTCCTGGGTTTGATACAAAGAAAGCATTAAACGTGGTACGTAATGACCCTGTAGTAAAAGCAAGTATAATCACAATAGTTGATAAAGTACTTGAAGCTGGTTGGACCATAAAAGGAAGAGATAAAAAAAGCAGAGAGAAAAAGCTAGAGCAAAAACTCAAAGATGTAAGATTTAACAGAGTGTTAAGGAAAGCATTATACAATCTAATTCTATACAATAACACCTTTTTAGAAATAATCTTAAAAGGGAAAGACCTTTCAGATTTAAACGTGTTGGAAACAACCTTAATGGATATTCGTTCTAAAGACAACGGTGATATTGAATTCTATAAACAAATAGCACAAACAAATGTAGGTAAAACTATTGAAGTTGGTAGTTGGACTCCTGACAAGTGCATACACATTAAACTTGATGAAATAACTAATAATGTTTGGAGTGACTTAATGATTGAAAGTCTATACGACACAATAATAGTTAAAGATGCTGTGAGAGAATGGCTTAAATGGTATTTTCAAACTAATCAAATGAGAGGACACTACAACATTAAAGGCGGTGCTGATGCTAAGATAACAGAGTTTATGAGTTACCTAAAAGCAAGTGAGAAGAATAAAGGTAAACCTATAATCACTGAAGGAGAAGTAACATTTGAAACTCTTTCTAACTTTGCAGAACAAGGTAAAAGTGTTCTTGACGTTCTTAACTGGTGTGACCAACAAATTATAATGCTAATACAAACTCCCCCAATAAGTATGGGTATGAGTGACAGTAGTGGTAGAAGTAATAGTGTTGAACAAAACCAAAGCTTAGGAACAAGAGTTAAAAGCATTCATGAAGTAACAGCAGATTATTTTACTTATGATTTATTTCCAAAGATTGGATTTAGTAAAGCAGACTTTATCTGGGGTAGCCTTGATGAAACTATGAGAACAAGAATACTTGAGAATGTTCAAGTAATGAAAAATACTATGTTCACTGATGATGCAATAATTGAATACATTGAAAGTCAAGGAATATACTTTGAAGCTAAAAACATTTTTAAAGACAGGTAATGAAGGAAGCATAGGAAATAAGAGTGCTGATGCTGCTCCAAGTAGACAAAGAAATAATAAGCAATCATTAAGTAAAGCTAACGCTAAAGTAATGGTTAAAAATTCTAAGTATGATAAGTACCCTTATAAATACGAGGTGTCACAATGAGTGAAGCAAGTATGGTATTAGCAGGACCTGCTGATTTACCTAATTCTATGATTGAAACAATGCCTGAAAGTGCATTAAAACTTTTTATTGAAATTTATAATCTTGAGAAAAACGCTGGTTTAAGTGATGCTACAAGTTTTGAAATAGCATGGTTAGTAATCAAAAAAAGATTTACCTTAGTTGAAGGTTTCTGGGTTGCTATGAGCAAAGATTTTGAGACTCCAAAACTATACAGTTTTAACATGAATGTTGAAGGTGGAATAGTAATGAATAGTGAAACTGAAGAACTAGTTCTTGATGCTGTACTGGCTGATACTAGTATGAACAGTAAAGGACAATACTTTAGTGAAGAAGACTTAAAGAATATTAGCGAACAAATTAATACTTTTGGAAGTACCTTACCTGATGTTGACCACGAAAAGTTAATGGAGTTAATAAGAACTCATGGAGCTGACGTTGATACTATCAGAGAACAACTCAAAAAGAGTAAGGGTATTTTTAAGACTATACAAGCCACTCTTAAAAAAGGTAAGTTATGGATTCAAGCTACTCTTGATAAAAGGTATAAGAATCATACTGAAAATTTTAAAGGTTTGAGCATTGAAGCTCTTGGTGATAAACAAGTTGATGGACGTGTTAAAGACCCTCAGTACATGGGTTTTACATTTACTAATAATCCTGAACTTAAAGCAGCTCAAATAGCAGCTTAAGTTCATTGAAAAGAAATAGGTGATATGAAATGAGGGAATTTACCCCTAAAGTATTAGTAGCAATACCAATATTTGACCAAAAAGATTATATTTTTAAAGAAAACTTTGAAGCAATAAAAAATATTAACTATCCAAACTACGACTACATCTACATTGATAATAGTAATAGTGGAGCATATGTTAAGAAGCTGAGAAGAAGAGGATGCAAAGCTGTGAGAGTCCCCAGGGGAGGAAACAGTAGACAAGCATTATGCAACAGTCAAAACTACGCTAGAAAGAAAGCGTTGGATGGAGACTATGACTATTTAATGTTTGTTGAAAGCGACCTTATACCAACACCTGAATGCATAACAATACTTATGAGTCATGGAGTTGGAGTTGCAGGAGCATTATATTACATAGGCACTGAAGGAGTAACATTCCCATGTATATTCTTTAAAGATTGGAAAGCTGAAAGTAACCAGATGGGTACAAGATTAATAAAGTTTTCTGAAATAAAAGGATTTCTAAACACAGGTTTAAGAAGAGTTCATGGAATGGGATTGGGATGCACGCTAATAAGAAGGGAAATTTTTAAAAGATTTCCTTATTGGTATGATGAAAGATTCACTCATAAGCACAGTGACGTTTATTTTTATATGGAACTGGAAAACAAAACTGTACCAGTATACGTAGACACAAATTACACAATACCCCACTTTCCAAGCAAATGGAATTTGGTAGGAGACAAATAAAATGAAAGGAAAAGAAAAAGAATTACAAGAAGAAAAGATGGAAGAAGAAAGCAATGAAAGTAAGTTAGTTAATGCAAATAAGCATTTAGAAAATCTCAATAGAGAAAAAACTAATGCTTCAAAACAAGTACCTGAAGTACAAACAAGAAAGGACTTATTACTTGAAGAAATTGAGTTAAAGAAAGCTAACGATAAGATAGTTCAAGATAACTTTACTTTGCTGGAACACAAATGGGAATTTGAGAAAGTACCTGAATACATTGATAATACTAGAAAATTAAACCTTATTGATGCTAAGAAAAAAGATATTAACAATGTTGATATGCTAGAAAAACTTAATAAAGCATTAGAGATGCTTGAAGCACAAATTAAAGGTTATGATGAAGTTATTGAAGAGACCAATAAAAAGGTTGAAGACTTAAAGAAGGGTGAATAGAAATGGTAGAGAACGATATTAAAGTAAGCGAGGAAGAACTGGCAAAGATAGAAGCAGAAGTTAAGACTCGTCAAGCTGAAGAACTACAAAAAACGTCTGAAGCACAAGCTAAAGATATAGAAACAAAAGTAAGAGCTGAGCTATCAGAGAAAGCTGAGAAGGAAGCATTACTAAAAGAGATTGCTGATATGAAAGAGAGTCAAGCTAAAACTATTGAAGACATGGCTAAAGAACGTGAAGAAGCATTAGCAACTGCTAAAGCTGATAGAGAAGCATTTGAAAAAAGACTTGAAGAAATTGAAGCAACACCTAAAGGACTAGCAAAAAATGATAGCCCTTTCAATCAATCAAATAATGAAAACATTAAAGTAATTGATGGTAAAGAAATTGATATTTCTAAATTAGACATGAAAGAAATTGAAAAGAAAAGCCAAGAAGCTTTTATGAAGCATCATGGTATACCTACGAGTGCGTGGGAAAAATAAAATAAAACGGAGAATAAATAAAATGGATTTTAAAGAATTTGTATTAAACGCAATTGATTCCAGCAACGGATTTATGTCTGATGCAACATCAGCAGGATATATTAACCCAGCAGTATGGAATACACAAGTTCTAAGACACGTTGAAGACACAATAGTCGTATCAAGATACGCTAAAGTTTATAATGACATCTTAGGAACCCCAGGTTCAACCCTGAACATTACACTAACTAGTGCACCTTTAGGAGCATCAGCAGTGGCAGAAAGTGCAGACGTAACTATTAAAGCTTATGTAACTACACAGGTAATCTTTACACCTACAGAATATGCAGATGCATATGCTTTATCTGATAAAGAAGCACGTAGAAGTTTTTACAGTGTAGCTGACGATATGGCTAAAAAGTTAGGATACTCCCTTGCTCTTGCAAGAGAAGTTGAAGCTTTAGCAGTTGTAACATCAGATGCAGGTAACGCAGTAGTTGCTAACGGAGTAACAGCATCAGACATAGCATCTTCAGATACTATTGACTGGGATGACATCGTTAACGCAATGAGTGCTATCAGAACTGATAAGCTTATACCTAAAGTATTAATTGTTAACCCAGCTTTACTTGGTGACCTATTAAAACTTTCAGCTTTCAGAGATGCAAGCCAATACGGTGGACGAGAAACAATCCTTGGTGGTAGCTTAAAAACTATTGGTGGATTAGAAGTTGTATTTAGTACTGTTATGACTAAACACACAGGTACAAGAACTAAAGCTATAATGTTAGGAGTAGATTTAAGTGGAGAATCAGCATTTGGAGTATGTGTAAAATCATTACCTCAAATTAGAAGTCAAAGATTCGAACTTGGAAGATACACTAATTTTGTTGCAGCAGAAGAATGGGATTACGCTACTCTTAGAGCTAACGGAATCTGTACAATCGAAGCTTACGAAGCTTAGATAAAACTTTTTTTATGGTACTGAGGGGGACCTTATCCCCTCATTTATTTTTTTTAATAAACAATTTATAATTATACAATGGTAAGCGGATACAGTAAATACGAAGAACATGTTAATGATGAAGGTCAATTACATACTGTTATGCGTGGTAAAGCTGATGAAGGAAACTCTACTATTATTCCTTTACTTGCAAATAACGCTTTTACTGGAGATTCAATTGACACATTTGATTATTCAGCTATATCAATAGTTGTTCATTCAGACGTTGAAAGTGCTACTAACGGTTTATCAATAGAATATTCTGTTAATGGAACTGATTGGCATCCAGGTGAGTCTTATACTATTCTTGCTGGTGCAACAAAGTTTTTTACTCCAACCCTTCAAGGTCAATACGCTAGAGTAATTTACACTAACGGAACTAGTGACCAAACAGATTTTCATATGCATACAATTCTTAGAAAGTCTCCTATTAAATGGAGCAGTCATAATATTACTGACCCTATTAAAGATGAAGATGATGCTGAACTTATTAAAGCTGTTATAACTGGAAAGAAAGCTGATGGAACTTATGATAACGTATCTTTAACTAACGGCAGTAATATGAAGGTGTCATTTGAAGAGTTTGAAACTTCATTTTATTCTGAACCTTTACCTGTTGCAGACTTTTATCTTAATGTTTCTAAAGGATTAGTTCCTGGTCATACTATAATTAATAAGTTTGGTCAAAATAGTAGTCTTAATTCTTCTACTTATGAAGATATTTGGGATGTTGGAGGAACTTATACTTATCCAGCAGACGGAACAGCTCCAATAGTAGAGATAGGAAGTGATGAAGGAGCTGATACTGAACCTATAGAAATTCAAGGATTGGATATTAATGGAGATTTAGTTGTTCAAACTAAGACTCTTACAGGAACCACTCATGTTACTCTAGACACAGCTCTTTGGAGAGTTTTTCGTATGAAGAATGTAGGCACTTCAGACATTGTTGGTCAAGTTCATGCCACTGGAGCTAGTGGTGCAGGTATTTATGCTCAAATAGATAATGGTAATAATCAAACTTTAATGGCATTATTTACTATTCCTAATGGTAAAACAGGTTATTTAATTCAAGGAACAAACAATTTATCAGGTGTTACTAGAGCTGTCGCTGCAAGCGGTAGGCTTATGATGAGACCTTACGGTCAAGTATTTCAATTAAAGAAAACTTTTGGTGTTAACAGTGAAGGAAGCAGTTTTATTAGAGTACCTTCTCCTTTACCTGGAAAGATATCAGCTAAAACTGATATAAAAGTTAGTGCTATTGGAAGTGCTAATGGTGTAAGTATTAATACTACTTTTGATATATTATTAGTTGATGATTAAAAAATGAGGATAAAAGATTAAGATGGCAAATTCATATACAACAGCAACCATTGTTGAAGGAGAAGTAAGAGCTAGTGCAGTATTTAGTAGTGCAACAGTTCCAACGCTTACTCAAGTAAACAATTGGATTGAGGAAGAAAGTACAAACATTGAAGTTACAACAGGAGTAATATTTGCTAGTACAGTGGTTACTAGTGAGCTTAACGATTATGAGAATACTGGAGAAGGTATATTTAGAATTAAAGCTGCTCCAATACTAAGCTTTGATACAATAAGATATAATGTTAATAGTAATAGCGTTGCTCCTTCTTGGGTTACCCTTGAAAGCGGTGCTGGTTACAATTATTTAGAATACCTTGATGAAGGTGAAATAGAATTTATTAGTGGAAACCTAGCAGTTAATAAGATTACTCCTAATAGTGGTAAACAAAGATTTATGTTAGATTACACTAAAGGTTATACAACTACTCCTTTGGAAGTTCAAAAGCTTGCAACATTAACTGTTGCTAAAAGAGTTATTGAAACTATTCTTAACAGTCAAGCTAATACTGAAGGTGGAAGCATTCAAGTTGGAACTATAAGAGTTACTGACCCTGGAAGCTTTAGCACTAACTACATTAGTGGATTAGGTAAGAGTATTAATGATTTATATTATAGTATTGGTCAAAAGTTTAAGACTTTTAGAGGAACAAGAGTTTATTAAGATGACTAAAATTACAGTGACTACGGTGGTGGCAGAGTTGAAGAAAGACATAGAGTACATTAGAGAAGACTTAAAACTTAACAGAAGTGAACATAAAGAGATTATAGTTGCCATTGAAGGACTTAGTAATAAGTACGCTGGTAAATGGATAGAAAAAGTTAGTATAGCAGGTATTATTGGAATGGTTGGTATAATAATAAAAATAGTATTTGGAGCATAATAATGGTTAATGTAACAGCACTACAAAACAAGATTAATAAGAAGATATTTGATGACTTAGGAAGTGACTTATTAGTTACAAGTCAACTAATTACTAGTACTGATAAGTGGGGAGATGCCACTTATGATACTCCAACAGCAGTTAGTACAAGAGCTGTTCCATGGTTACACGTTAAAGGTAGATTAGATTATCAGCCTTTTGGTGATTTACAAAGTGGAGAAGTTGATATGGCATTTAAGAATGACCAAACATTAGCTATAGGATACAAAGTTGTCCTTTCAAGTGAAGATTATTTAATTAGTGAAATAGAAGAGTTTCATCTTGCTAACAATGTGTTAGTTAAGGTGGCAAGATTAAGAAAAGAGCATTGATTTATTGATGCATCACACTAGGCATGCAATGCTTAGAGCTGTATCTTACAGCCACGAAGTGGAGGAAGAAAATATAAAATGGTAACTATAAACGATTCAACAGTGAGAAGTAACATTTACGAAACAGTTTATGATAGAATTAATACTGATAAGAGTGGTTACAATGCAAGCAGTACCCCTGCCCTGTATGGTGGTCATCCTGATTGGGAGAGTGCAAGCTTTCCAAACATTATTATTAATCCTATTGAGATTGATGAGTCTGCTTACACTATTGATACTACACGAAGTGTTAGTAACAAGACAATTGTTATAATTATAGAAATATTTACTAAAAAGAATAAGGATTTAGATTTTATTGCTGACGGAGTTTCCGCTAGTATGAAGACTAATATTCCTGGAATATACATTGTTAGTACTGGAGAGGATAACGGTGTAGTTTTTCCGAATGAATCGAAGATTAAGATGAAGACAATGACATTTACTTTCATGAGAAGGTAACTAAAATGGTTATTATAAGAGTTCATGTTAATAGCAAGAATGTTCTAAAGAACCTTGCTAGAATAGAAAAGGGTTTAAGTGATAAAGTTGCTGCTCGTAGCACTTATAATGCTGCAAGACTTGCTAAGATTATTGCTAAACAATTAGTACCAGTTGATACAGGACTTACTAAAAGAGGAATTATCAGCGTTGTAAAAGTAAAGAATAAAGATTATGCTGAAGCAAGAGTAGGGTTTATTAAGAATCCTCACCCAGAGAAAAGGTATGGTGGAGGAGAGTTTAACTTACCTGCATGGATGACATTTAGTAGAAAAGCTTTAGGGCATCCTTGGAGAGGAGGTAAAAACCCTCGTTTCCTTGCAATAGCATCTGCGGAAGCAGAAAAAGAATTGAAGAGACAGGTAACCTTTAATACAGGTAACTTAATAAACGTATAAAAATATAAATAATAGGTGATTAATATGGGAGGAATATTTCCAAATGAAACAACAATTTACATTGCAGCATCAGGATTAGATGCATCCGCAGTGGCTTCAAGCAACAGTATAGTGGGAGAAATAACTAACTGGAGCTTATCAGGTGGAGAAGCAGACATAGAATCTATACCAGTAATTGGTGGATTCGTAGATAAAGAAAATCCAAGAACACAGTTTGAAGTGAGCTTTGACATTATAGTTCAAAACACTAGTACTACAACTCTGGATAGATATGATACATATAAATATGGTACAGGTTTAACTTCAGCAACTGAAGGTACAGCTCACACTATGTGGATTAAGCATACAAGTAATAGTCTTACTAAAGCATTCGGTTTTAATAACATTAAAGCTGTAACATGGGAACCAGAAATGGCTGCTGATGATATGCTTAGAGGAACTATGACATTTAAATTTAGTCCAACAACTGAATTAGGAGTTGCTAACTTACAGACAAGTTCAACTGCTGGAAGTACAATGGCTAATTTAACTTGGTAAATTTTTTTATTTTTTCCCTTTAGGGGAATTAATATAATATAAGGTGAAATGATATGGAAAAGAAAATGGTAACAGTGGAAGACTTAACAAAAGAGTTAAGTACTATCAGTAGAAATACTGGTAAAAGAAGTTTTAAGATAACTTATACAGCAACGGAAGGTAACATGCAAATACATAATTGTTTTCAACAGTTTTGTTTTGATAAATCAAATAATGAGTACCTTGCTGGTATTGGAAAGCTACTTGACGCAACTAGTAACATGGAAGTTCTTAAGAGTTTTGATGAACGATTAAGAGTGGTTGAAGCTATCTTAGTACAAAAGATTGATACTAAAGCTGAAATTAAAGAAGAAAAAGAAGAAGAAGATGAAGGTCCTAAGACTTTTTAGAAAAAGTGAATGAAATGGTAGATTTTAAAAAAAGAAAAAATGAAAAA